TGAATCAAAATAATTAGCTTCTTCTTGTGTCGCAAATAATGGATAATAATAATACCTTGTGTTGGACACACTTGTGTCAACACCATAGATAAATCTGTAATTCAAATTAACAGATGGTGTACTACTTGAAGGTGGTATTGCATCCCCAACTATTATATACTTTTGAGAAGCAGAATCACTTCCCACGAATGTAGTGTATTTAGGATTATTTAAAGTGTGTGAAACAGTCTTAGATGTTTGAGAAGTACAATATATTTTATCTCTGTATAATAAAGTAGCACCTTGCTTTACCTCGAAATGATATGAATTTTCAACTGTAAGAATAGTAATAGCGACTGACATCGTTAAGAAATTCTTATTCCTTGAAGTAGTTACGTTGTTTATAGTCTGTGCTTTCCTTGTACCATCTTCAATTACAACTAAAGATATATTAGAAGCAACTATATATTCTCTTGGAATAAAATTTATAGTCTGTGCGTTAGATGTCGGTAACAACTTTATCATACCTATATAACTGAATAGCTTTACTTTGTTCCATAAAAAAAAGGGGCATAAACCCCTTTTTTCTACTCCTTTCTTTTAAAAATTATTAATTACTAAGCATTAGGGTCAATCTGTGCTGCATCAGATAAACTTGGCGCAGCAGCGCAGAAGAATGGTGGCGCAGTCTCTTGTGCTGTAAGCACCAAAGTAAACCCACTCAAATCTCCCATAGCAGCACCAGTAACCATTGTACCACCAGTTACCTCACATCCATGTTCCTTACCTAATAAGAAAAACTTTCCGTTGTAGTCCTCAACCACTACATGAGGTCTATCTTTAGCTAATAGTTTTATTTGTTCTTGTGTTGGACTATCCAATACTTGTAAGGTCATGTTTAATGTACTCTCAAAAAAAGTAGTACCATTCTCTCTTGAACTATTAATACTTGTTTCTAAAGATGAGTTACCTTTTATATCGTATTTAAAAAAATCAGCAGCGTTACCGGTTGGTAGCGTAACTACTCCTGCTGTAACAGAAGCAGCAACAACATCTGCATCATAAGTATGAAAATAGATGGCTTTTAAACCTCCTACATTACTTTTGCAAGGTATCTTTCTCCCTGCTGTAACTGCACAACTCATATATTTATATTTTTATAAAAAAAAAGGTGGGCAGTACCCACCCTTTTCTTGGTTAATTATTTATTAATTGTAAAGTACGATTTCAGAACCAATACCATACTGTACTCCTGCTGTCATTCTCATAATAACTCTAATGTTTTGAGAACCATCAATATCAGCCATATCAATCACTTTCACTTCGTTTTGGTCACGTAATAAACCAGTACCGAAGAATAAGTTAGATTTCTGTGCAGCAACCATAACGTTACTTGAAAGTCCATTTGCTTTGAATAAGCTAAGTCCATCAAACTTTAACTCTCCATTGTTATACCAAAGATTTCCTTTACCATCTACACCATTAGCGCCAAATCCTCCTAATGCACGTACATAAGCGTAAAAAACGTTAGATGGAACATAGATGTTTACATCTTCTTCTCCTTTTACTGTGTTTGGAATAGCATCTACTACCTTTCCTAATTCATCAATAACATTAGCAGCAGTTACAGTCGTACCAGTAACATCAAGAACTGCATCATCACCAGTAGCAGCTTCCATAATGGTAGTTAATCCATCAAATTGCCCACTTGTTGCGTTAGTACCTGCCCAAATGTTAGTTTCCATTCTTTGTGCAACTTTCTCTGCAACGTGACCAATTAAAAAATCGGTAAATTTAGGTGGCATATTCTTGTATGCAGACAATCCCATTTGTCCTGCTTCCCAATCAGTAATAAAGTCTTTCTTACATAATTGTAAGTTTACTTGAAATTCTTCTGGTTGCAAGATTCTCTCTACTGTTGTTACGGTAGATGTCGGGTCGAAATCACAAGTAGCATCCTTTAGGATGTCATCTGTTGAAATCTTCTTCATTACTTCTTTAAAAGCAATGTTTGGTTTTACGGTAAGACCACCTTGTGAAAGTGTGTTCCCCGATAGCAAGGCTGCGGAAATATATTGTCCTGCAAATTCACCTGCGTAAGTAGTAGTTAAACTATTTGTTGTTGCCATTTTTTTATTATTTTATTTATTATTATCCGGTAATTGTAATAGCACCACTTGATAGTGCATTTCCAAAAATAAAGTAAGACGTTCCATCTGAAAATAATTCAACGAAATCACCGATGTTTGAACTTCCATGTACAAAGTTGATGTTATCTCCTGCATCTGCATCGACTACTGCCCCTGCCACGATGATAGAACCTTCTATTTTATCGTTTCCTGCTGTTGGTGTAGCTAAGATTGTGTTAGCAGAACTCATTGCCCCACTTGTTACAAATCTCAATCTTAGTCCTTCTTTTGGTTCTGGTAGAGTAATTGTACCACCAGTACCACTTAATTTAAATGTCTTACCGCTATCAGCAGAAGTAAGGGTTGTTCCGTAAGTTCCTGCTTCGTACTTGTCGAAGATTCTCGTTACGTCATTTGAAATTGTTGTTGTTGTTGCCATTTTTTATTTCTTGTTAATTTGATTAAATATTCTATCTAACATTGTTTCCCCTCTGTTTTGAGAGAAAAGAATTGTTTTCTTTTCACTAACCTCTACTTCTGGTGTGTGTACAATAGGTTCAGCAGAAAGTTCTTCTTTAACTTCCTCCTTAACTTCTTCTTTGACTTCTTTCTCTAATTCAGCAGGAACTTCTACTTCTTCCTCCATTTTATCAGTATTAGCCATTTTTTCGACCATACCTTTTAATTTAGATACTTCTGCTTTTAAGTTATTGAAATCTTCCATAGGAACAGATTCAGCCATTTTTTCTTTTTCTTCCTCCATTTCATCGTGAGGTTTTCCGTAGTGCTTTGCATCTACTTCTTCTTCTTTTGTTTCTTGTAGTTCTACCTCATCAGAAGACGATAAAAGTACCTCCTTGAATTTTGCTACGATTTCACTTGGTTTCATAAATCACTTTTTATATTAATATTACATTTAAATTGGTTATTGTTGTATTTTTATACTTTTCCTATTCCTTGCGCCTGCAAAGAACCATCACAACATTTACTGTGATATGTTTTTCCATCTTTACATAGACAACCTCTCTTTCCGCTTTTAGGCGAACTATAACTTGGTGTTACGAAGTTTTTCTTTTTCATATTGTCTTTTTATTGGTCTAATTAGTATAGTATCTTGATTCGCAAGGAATCCAATAAGTCTTATCTTTTACTTTTATAGAATAAACACCATCACAACCTCTGACCTTAGCTTCTTTCATTGCTTCATCTTTGGTTTCAAAAGCGTTACCACTTTCTCCCTCCTTGTCTAATTCTGTGTGTGTCTTACAAGGCATATACCAAGTCTTTCCATCAGAATCGTGAGTATGTATGCCTTCACAACCCTTAGACTTAGCAACAGCGTATGCTTGTTCAGCAGTATCGTAAGCAGTATGTCCATCTATTACTTTTTCTGATAAGTTTAGTTCATCTAAGCCTTTTAGCTTAGACTGAACCCAATTCTTCATGGATTTACCTCCCCAAAGCAAATAGGAAATAGTACCACACGCTTCGTTGTTTCCTGCATCGTAGTAAGTTTCTGCCCTTGATAGGTAGCTATGAATACGTTTTAAAGTTGATAGTGTAAACTTTTCTTTCCTTGCTAATTGTTGCGCACGAACCTTTCCAACTTGCGTTGCACATTTGTTATTTACTTTTTCGTTAAGTAGGATACCTCGTTTAGCATTGTTAGAAGCCGATTGTGGATAGCCTCCGTAAGATTCTAATTCTACTTCTTCTGACAAAGCATCAGCAAGTTCCCATAATGCGAACTCTGAATTTAAATCCTCTAAGCATTGATTACAAGGTTTCTTAGATAGTTCGTATTGTTCTGCAAAATAACCTTCAATGGAGAAGCCTTTGACTTCTCCTTCCTTTACTTTATTCCAAACCTTATCATTATTCACTTTAACTGAAACCAACCAAGTACCCAATGGCAAATCAAATCCATACTTAGCAGACTTGTCTTTTTCTTTATCTTCTAATATCCAACTTTCAACAACAGACATGCCTTCTAATTCTACACTATGTATCTTCTGAAAAGTAGATATAGTAATCCTCCTTGTCATCTTCTCCTTTTCTGAATATCTTTTTGTTAGGAATAAGTGCAGCACCCATAAGAATACGTTTCTCATTGTCTACTTCTGCTAACTTTATTTCTTTATGTTCTTTCAATGCAATAAAGTCCTCCTCTATTGCAGGTTTTTCAACAACAGAAATAGCTTCAATTCCGCTAAGTTCGTTGTCCTCGTCAATAAACATTTCTATTACTCTTTCCATATATAATTAACCTTTATGTCTGTATTTGTTCTATTATCCTAATGATGCACCTTGTATGATATTGTTGTCTAATTGTTGTGCGGTAGTAACATCTTCCGCAACAACAAATGCTTGTATAGGTTGTTGTTCTGATTGTGATATAGTTTGTGCT